CCGGGAGGCAAGATCACCGCGGACCCGAAGACCGCCCGAGGGAAGAAGACCCAGGACGCGGGACCGGGAGACGATCCGGTACAGGTGAACGTGAAGCTCGACCGGGAGACCTTCGACCGCCTCGACGAGATCTGTCAGGCATCGGAGCGGAACCTCGCCCAGACCGTCCGTCGAGCCGTGAAGCTCTACCTCGCCAACCTTCCCGAGGTCGACGCTCGGGACCTGAAGCGCTGGCGGGAGGAGTCGTCGTGAGCGTCGAGCGAGTGACTTACCTCATCCTGACTTGCGACCGATGCGGGGACATCTTCCAGCCGGTCGAATCGACGGTCTCCGCCGCGCGACGAGAAGCTCGGGTCGAGGGATGGAAGCGGACCCGCGCCGTGAGCGAAGACGACCTCTGTCGAGAGTGCGCCCGAGCCGCTCAGTGAGCCCGAGAGCCTCGGAAACGTCACGGAGCTACGTCCGGAGCCCCGAAGCGACTGAGCGTCTGAGGGATCATCGAGGACCCTGAGAGACCGGTCCTAGTCTCGCCCTCATGATCCGGAAACCGTTCCTCGTCCTCGCTGGCGGACTTCTCGCTAGCTCGACCTTTGTCGCCGCCTCCGCCGCGACCTCGCCTCCGCCGCCCTCGGTCCGGACTCTCGTCGGGATCATGGTCGACTCGAAGGACGGTCTCACCGAGACCTCGATCAATTGCGGAAGAGACGGGAAGCACCAGACCGTCAATGGAGACGGCTCGCTCTTCATGCCGAACCTCTACCCTCACCGGATGATCTGCGTAATCACCATCCGTCAGAAGGGCTCGACCACCTAGCGGAGGATCGAGTCCCGATCGATGAAGGACTTCGAGAGCGCCACGATCACGACGAGGAAGGCACAGACGACCGCGATCCCGAGGTAGCGCGCCGAGTCGTTCCGGATCGAGACGATCAGGCTCACTCCCGCGACGACCGCGAGGAGGTTCAGGACGGCTCCCAGGAGCCCGGAGAGGACCCATCGTCGCTTAGACACAGAGACGCCGCTCTATGACTGAAGGACGTCCCCGGAGAGCCGAGAGACGCCTCCCTCGCCGCAGAGGATGACGTCGGGGTTCACGAAGGCGGGACGTCGACCGGACCGAGCCGCATACCGCTCCGCCGCGAGCCAGGAGTCGGACTCGCCTAGACCGGTGAGCCCAGCGACGAGGAACGCGTTCGGGTCCCCGATGACCATCGTCACGCCTTGCCGCGCGATCGACTGGACCCGAGCGGGGAGCTTGCAAGTCGCATCGCCGCCGCACGCCTTCCCTAGCTCCCGAGCGTGAGCGATCATCGCCATCTGACCGGGACGGGGAGGAGCCTGGCCATAGCGGAAGCGGACTCCCCAGGTCGCCGGATCACCGAAGGGGAGATCGAGCCTCTGAATCCCTGGCCACTTCTGCCGGTTCCCGTCGACGTCCGCCATCCGGATCAGGAAGCGACGGTTCAAGATCTGATACTCGGACGCGTCGAGTAGCTCGCCGTCGATCTCGACTTCGAGGATCTCGCGGATCGGGTACGCGCCGAGGGTGAGCTTCGAGACGCCGTGATGACAGCACGAGCATGAGTCGCGGCAGCATCGCCCGTCATCACAGACCGCGGGAGGACGGACGAAGTCTTCACAGAGTCCCGGATACCGACGACCCGAGAGGAGGTAGAGGAGATACGTCGACGCCTGAAGGAGAGCCGTCAGACCGAAGGGACCGTCGTCGTCGATACCGTCGAAGCCCGAGCACTCGCGCGCCTCGTCGTTCGTCGCCCAGGGAGCACAGAGAGGGAACTCGTCGCTCATGAGCGGATGCTACTCAGGAGGGAGGGACGTCGAGATCGATCCCGACCGTCTCAGCGATCTTGCGCGTCGCCGCCATGAGCCAGCCGACCTCTAGCTCCGTTCGAGCCTGACTCGCCTTCATCGAGTCACCCGAGCCGACCGCGGTCTCCTTCTTGATCGCGGCGACATCGTTCCGCATCTTCTCCCAGACGGGAGCGAGGTTCTTCCCGGTCTTCTCCATCTCCTCGGATACGACCTTGCGAACCGAGTCGTGAAAGTCCTCGCGCGCACTCTCTAGAAGCCATGAGCCCACGATCCGCACGATACCCAGCGCGACGAGAGTGCACACAGCGACCGTGACCCCGGTCGAGACCGTGTCGCGGTTCACCGCGCCGACGACCCCGTCGAAGATGAGCCGAACTAGGGGAGGCTGAAGAAGGAGCACTCGTCAGACCTCCGCCGTAGGGACGCGCACCGTCAGGAGCTAAGCACAGAGAGTGAACCCCCGAAGAGCTATGTCGGCAGATCTGCCGAATACTTACGAAGCGACGAGAGCCTGATAGCCGCAGACGGGATCCGGGATCTCGTCGTCGAGGAACGTCAACTCGGGACCCTCTGGTCCCCAGATCGGGAAGTCGTTCGCGGGACCGTCACCGATCGTCGGGTTCTCCGTGCCGATACCCGAGATCGGGATGACGAGGATTCCCGCCTCGATCGTCCGCTGACCGGGAACCCAGGTCGTCTTAGGCCATGCGAAGTGATGGTAGAGAGGATCGCCGCCAGCGGAGACCGCCTGGCTTCCTCCATCCCAAGCCTTCGACCAGATCTCTAGCGAGACGCCGTCAGACGCGGGAGCCGTCGAGGACGGGAGGACGATACCGATCGTCCCGCCTGAAGTCACGACGTCCCCGACGATCGGGGTCGCGTCGAGCATGAGCGCGAGAAGCTCGTAGTCGTACTGGCAAAGCTGAAGCTCCAACGTCACGCGCTTGAGCTTGTCTTGCTCCTTGAAGTTCTGACAGATCGCGCCGCATCCGTTCTTCTGAATGAACTCCTCGCCGGTCTCGATCTCGTACGAGGTCTGGACCTGGATCAGGGAGTCCGTCACGTACAGGTTGTCCGCTCCGGGGTCAGGAGCGCCCGCAGCGTCGAGCTTCCCGACGCGCATCGCGCACGCCTGAACGGATCCGAAGCAATGGGGATTCGGCATCGGTTACTCCTCCTCGGAGGTCTCGGTCCGCATCGTAAGCGGAGCCGTCGCGTAAATGGAACGATCGGTTCGGGTCATGCCTGAGGTCGCCATGCGTTCGAGAGAGCCGCCTCGTCGAGCACCGCGTCCGTTATCGCCTTGATCTCCGCGTGAGTGAGAGTGCGATCCCACGAGACGACGTTCGAGACGCGCATCGCGGGAGAGCCCCAGAAGGTCGCGGGCTCCTGACCGACGAAGAGGTCCGGGGTTCCGCCGAGCGACGAATCCCGTTTCCCGTAGGTCACGAGAACGCCGTTCACCCATATCTCCATCGCGCTATTGACCGCGTTCAGGATGATGAACTTCGGATCATCGCCCGGATAGCTCGTATCGAAGAATTGCTCGTCGGCTCCCCAGACCGCCTGATTGTTTACGCCGATCAGAGCCGTCAGGATCCCATCAAGCGCGAACGATCCGCCTAGCTGTTCGTCGAAGTACGAGAGGACCCATCCGGTCCCCGCCGCGCCTCCGCCCATGAAGACGCGCCAGACGACGTCGCCGTCGCCATCGTTACCGGTTCCCGTCATCTGGACGAGAGCCGCCATCGCGCTGACCGAGTCGACGTGACCTAGGTTCACTGGCGCGGGGAACGCGAGACGCGCCGTCCCGTCGAGAGCGATCGAGTCACCGACCTTCGACGTGATCGCCGCTTGCGCGTACGTCGGGGTCCCGAGAGCAACGCTTCCGTGATTCGCGTTCCCTGAGGAGTCCTGAGGAGCGCCCGACGCATCGTCGAGCTTCCAGTATCCGAAGGGACCGGTCCTGAGGATGATGACGTCGGGATGATTCTCGTTCACGTTCAGGACGTAGGGCGCATACCCCGAAGCCTGAGTCGACTCCTCGAAGAACTTCGCCGTCAGGTAGCTCTCCATCGAGACGATCTCGGGAAGCGTGAGAGCCCGGTCGTATCCGAATAGCTCCCAGACGACTCCCTCCATCGGGGAGCCGCCGCCCTGTTCGCCGCCGATAAAGATCGTGTCACCGATCGCGGGAGTCTGCTCTCCGATGTCGGTTTGCCAGATCTCGACGCCGTTCACTCGACCGAACGAGGAAGCTCCGTCGATCTGGAAGGTCGCGAGGATCGGATGAGAGTCGGGGACGAGAGAGCCGTTGTTCGGGAAGTCAGGATTCGTCCCGGCCGCGAAGAACTTGTTCGTCGCTCCGCCGCCGTGAGTCCCGTCCATCCGAAGAAGCGAGATCCCGTCCTCGCCGCGCAGAAGGCATTGATCGCCCGATGCCGTCGACTCGTCGAGGTCGAAGCGGATGACCGCGAAGATCGTCAGAGGAGCGTTCACTCCGCCGATCGGGGTTCCGGGATCGGTGCGCATCCTCGGATTGCCGCCATCGCGGACCGGGAAGTAGACGCCGTCGAGTCCGTTCAGCGACGCGGGGAGGAGACGCGGCGCGCCCGCCTGGTCCTGAGTGAGGTCGAGTCCGTTCGCGCTCTTGTCCGCCCAGGTCTCGACCTGATCGCCAGTGAAGGTGACCGTCCCCGAGTCCGTCGCGTCATACCAGAAGAGGAGATCCTCGATCCCATCGGGAGCGGTAGGACCGCCGCCCTCCTCGCACGGCGCGCAATCCGCGCACGCCGCGGACGGATCACACTCGATGTCTGTGAGGAACGCGACCGCGAGGACCGCTCCTCCCCAGGTCTCTGGGTCGGTTACCTCGGGAGCCGTCCACTCCGGATTAGTCGCGGTAGCCGTGCCTTGTACCTGAAACGCGACACTGATCGCGCCTGACACTCCGGGCGCTCCGTCATGATCCTCGAAGACCTGATACCCCGCAATATAGGGAGCGGTGAGGTCGTCGCCTCCTGCCATCGTGACGACGAGCGCCCGGTCCGCTGACGGAGTGATCGAGCCTGGTCGCAAAGGTGAACCGCTACCGGTCTGGAATCCCGTTCCGTTCTCAGACGACGAACCATCGAAAGCGCCCGTGATCGACGGACCTACGAACGCCGCGAGGACGATCGCCAGTCCCGACGAGCTAGGGAGCGTCGCGTGAAAGGTATGCGCCGCGGACGTCGTCGGGTTCTCCGCGTAATAGACGAAGCCGAAGGACGCGCCCGGAGTGTTCTCCGCGACCGTGACCCAGGTATTCCCCTCGGAGTCGTCGAAGCTATCGGGCTCGACGGGAGAAGTCGCGAACGCGACGAGCAGAGTCGCCCCGGTCGTATCGATCGGGTCGGTCGTCGCGTCGTCAATATCCGCACCGAACCCCGAAGCGAGAAGATCGAAGCAAGGCGCGCCCTCGCCGCCCGGACAGTCATCGGGATCGATGAAGTCGGAGGGAAGACACTCCTCGCCGTCTGCGCACGCGCCAGGAGGACAGTCGGGACAGTCAGTACCGCCGCACGCGCACCGAGCACGAGCCGACGTGACGACCGGGACGACCATCGCTTACGACCCCGCGGGATCGCAACAGGTCTCGCACAGACCGACGCGAACTCCCGCATGACAGCAACCATCCCAGGTCGCTCCGAAGACTCGCTCCGCGATCCATTGCACTCGGTTGTCTGTACGTGAGACCGCTTCCTCGATCGCGTCGAGCGAGGGAAGAAGGATGATCTCCCCGAGCCTCACGTCGACGAGCCCGGTCGCGTACGCGTACGCGGTCTCCCCTGAAGCGTCGACGTCGCCGTCAGGATCCGAGCCGTCATAGCCCGCTCCCGCGACGATCCAGTTTCCGAACGCGTCAGTGATGAGCGTCCCGCCCGACTGGATCTCGACGAGGTACTCACGAAGCCAGATGTCGACTGTCGCCCTCGTCGCGTGGATCATCCCGCGTCCGCCCTCAGCACACTGAGCGAGGAACATCTGAAGAGCCGCCAGCGCGTAGCCGCCAGGAGACGTCCCCGCTCCGGGAGTGAGGTCCTCGAAGTTAGGGGAACCGCCAGCGAGGAAGAGGTTCGCCGCGGAGTCGCCGGTCGCGTTGTCGCCTCGCCATAGCTCACGCTCGATCTTCGGACCCTGACTCGCTTCGAGAGAAGCTCGGACCCGAGGACCGATCTCCGCGCGAGGGATGCCGCCGAGCGAGGTACACCGTCCGCCGACCCAAGCGAAGTTAGGGACGTGACGGACGGGGTCCGCGAAGTCGTCGATCGTCTTCGCCGTGTCGGCATCGCACGCTGAGCCCTGGACGCCTCCTGAGAGGCATCCGTTCGGCTCGAAGGCGTACCCGCCCTCCCAGCGTCCTGAGCCCGTCTGGACCCTCTGACCGAGCGTAGGGAGGAGCCCGACCGTCGCCGGGAGGATCGGGGGAGCGGAGACGACGTCGAAGATCGGAGGCATCGCTTACCTCTGTAGCTCTGGGCGGACGGGACCTCGGGAGGGTCCGGGGTGAGCGAGACCCTCCCGAGGGACTTCAGCCCGGTCAGGAACCGGGGACTCCTGAGCCGCCGCAGACGTCATCGAGGACGACGTCGGGAGCGGAGAACGTGCCGCTCGGGCAGATGTCCTGAGTGTTCCAGAGCGACTTCACGCCGAGATACGCGTAGCCCTCGAAGGACTCACCGAACGTCTGATAGACGTTCGCACGGTTCGAGACCGCGTCGCGCACGAGACCGAAGTTCAGGTCCGGTCCGCCGTCGAGGACGACGTGAGCGCCCTCATGCCAGAGACCCCATTGCACCTTCTCCGGGTAGTCGCGAAGGTTGCCGACTGCCTGGGCGGTGAATAGCTGGCTCGTCCCCGTCGACGGGGAGTCGATGTAGAAGACGAGACGGACGTTGAACTCTGCCGCGATCGCGACGACCTCGGCACGCGTGAGACGAAGCTGCTCCGCGTAGTTGTGATCTGCCCTGGCGAGGTCGCCAGCGAGAGCGTCGACGATCCAGGCTGGCCATGCCGAGACGAGCGGAGCGTCCTCGTCCATCCGTGACGCGTTGCGGAAGCCCGCCGCCGCGACTCGGAGGGTATAGACGAAGTCAGCGACCGTGCCGAGAGCGCGACCCGAGACCGTCTGAGTCGACGCCGCCTTGACCTGATCGAGGAGCCACGTCTCACGCTGGCGCGCCTGATTGACGACCGTCAGGTCGACCGCTTGCGCGACCATCTCGGGGTTGTACCGAGCGAAGAAGTTCTTGATCGTGAGGCATCGAGTGAACGCGAGGACCTCTGCCTCCGCGGGAGTCGCGCAGGTGATCGTCCCGCAATTCTTGACGGCTTCGTCGTCCTCGTTGTCGTCGTCATCCCAGATCCCGATTCCCGCGGTGAAGTCCGCGAGACCGAAGGGACGATTGAACGCCATCTTCCCGCGCTCCGCGACGGAGAGCGAAGAGATCGCGTCATGGAACGGGGTCCGAGCAGAGGAGATCTGCGCGAGCGCGTAGTAGGGAGTCGGAGGTCCGCAGAACGCGGACGCCGTCATCGCTCCGCCTGACGCGGTGAGCGTCTGAGGACCGAAGAGGTCCCCGAGGATCCGGTCATTGTGCGCCGGATTGCGAAGGTCGAGACGCCGGTTCTCCGGGTACTCGCCTCGGATCGAGAAGACCCGATGATTCATCGAGAAGGGAGCCATCCCGACCGCTCGGTCCATCTCGATGAACGCCTCCGCGATCGTCTCGCGAGTGGCAACGGTGCCGGGGTTCGCGACGAGCGTGAAGGGGTTCCGGGGAGCGGGAGCCGCGGGAGGAGCGTCCGAGCGGAGAGCGCTCAGCGAAGCGACCGGTCGAGCCTGGACTCGGGTCACGACGGAAGCGGGAGCGGGGACGACCGCCGTCGCGCCAGCCGTCACAAGCTCGGGCTCGGGAGTCGACGCCTCTTCGGTCGGCTCGGGCTCGGGCTCGGGCTCAGGCTCAGGCTCGGGGTCGGGCTCCGGGTCGGATTCAGCGACGGGACGGAGACGGGCTTCGAGAACCGCCGCCGCTTCCGCGTCCTCTTCTGCCGCACGGATACGAGCCGCCGCCTCGTCGCGGACCGCGTCGACCGCGTCGACGATCTGGCCAAGCTCCGCGAGCGCTTCTGCGCCCCGGACACCGGCCGCGCGCCGAGCGTCGAATTCGTCCTGAAGGGTCGTCTCGTGAAGAGCGAGATCGTCGTCGGAGATCTCGGAGAGGTTCCCCGAGAGGAGCAGAGCGAGAAGCTCAGCAATGGTCATCTGTAACTCCTATGGTCGAAGCCGTTAGTTCGGTTCGAGGAGCCAGACGGGACGTCCTACGGACGCTCGTTCCCGCGCTACGCGACGGTCGCCTCTCTCTGAGTACGGGACTCTAAGTGGAACCGGTCCGTAAATGGAACGACCGCCTCGGGCGAGTGAGACGGTCGTTCCGCTCCCGAGCGATCCGGGCGGGATGGATCTCGGGAGATCTAGAGATGATCGGGAAGCTCGAACGAGCCGAAGCGCGCCATCGCTCCCTGAGTCCGCTCGATAGACGTGAGCCTCTTCAGGATGAGATCGAGGGTCGCATTGTGCGACTCGAAGGCGGACGCGACGAGAGCGATCGTCTCGCTCGGAGTGAACGGGAGCGTCGAGACGTCCTCTTCACAGATCGGGTCACGAGGGACCCCCGCCGAGATGTAGGAGACCTGGACGCCGTTCCGGTACAGAGCCGAAGCGACGAGGACCCGAGGCACCGGGAACGCTCCGGTCGGGACGTTGTGTACCCGCATGAGAGCGCTCTTCCCTCTGACGGGCTTCCACTCGCCCGAGGGATTCGACGCGGCGAGAAGCTCGACCGCTTCGGGAGTGATCCCCATCCGAGTGACACCGTGGACCCAGACGCCGAACGCATCATGACCGGCGCGAACGAAGCACGTCACCGTCTCCATATTCTCGAAGCTCTGACGTAGCTCCTCTTCGGGAGTGTTCGCCAGCGTCGAGAGGTCGGTATGAAGACCGCCCATCGTGAGGAGCCCGACCGAGATCTTCCCGCGGTCGGTCGTCGTGAATGCCTTCGTATGGAAGTACGCGTACCCGGTCTCGTCGATCGGAACCGTTCGGCATCCGGGGAGCCCGAGATGACAAGCGTTACGAGGAGCGATATGACCGAAGACCTCGTAAGTCCCTTCGAGTCCGGGGATCTCTTCGACAGTGAACGGAGTCAGACCGTCGAGGACGAGGTCCTCGAAGAAGGAGAACGAGATCCCGCGTGACGCGCTCGCCGCGATCGCATCGTCGATCTCTGCCGCATCGTCGACCTCTTCCTCGACCGGATCTCCGTCGACCTCGATCGTCGCATCCGCGAAGGCGGGATGAGGAGTAATGATCGCTCCCATCACGCGACCCTCGACGAGGACCTCGGTCTCGGAGATCACTTCACCGGACTCGGGATCGATCTCCGCGTCATAGCGAACCTCGATCGCCTCGACGTCCGCAGAGATACCGCGCACCTTCTGAGAGCGGACCGCCTCCGCCGCTCGTCGACCGTCCTCGTCCGCGGTGAACGCTCCCGTCGACGTGAGACGGAACGCGCCCTCGATGCTCGGATGAGGGACCCGCTCGATCTCCTCGATGCGCGCCGAAGCGACCGCGTCTCCGTGAGGGTTGAATCCCGAGGGAGTCGTCCCCTGGTAGCCGAGCGTGAGCGGAAGGTCTCGCCATGAGAGCGCGTTCGGGAGGACCATCCGCCGATCAGTCGTCCGGACGCCTTCCTCGATCAGGACCATTCGGAATGGCTGCTCGCCGGGAGTCGCCGCCGCCACGATCACCGGATCGGTCACAAGCTCGAACGAGACGACCTCGTACCGGAAGCGAGTCGGGATGAGTGACTGAGGCATTAGCTCGCCTTTCCTCGGGCTCGATAGGTGACGTGATAGTCCGCCCAGGCACGCCGACAATGGTCGCACTTGCAACCGTGATTCACGTATCCGGTCACCGTTCCATGAGGGACAGAGCGCCCGGTCTTCGTCGTGATCGGAGTCGAGGCACGAGCCACGGAAGCGGATCTTACGTCGAGAGCTTCGCCCAGACGCGGAAGGACCCCCGCCGAAGCGAGGGTCCCCGTTGGATCTAGTGAATCTATTAGATCTAATAGGCGTCCCTCCCCTCTGCCTCGAAGCGCTCACACTCGGACATCGAGCGGTAGGAGTCGATCTCCTCCTGATGACCCGAGCAAGCGAAATGATCGCCCTCGACGCGGAGCCCGCACCGAACGACGAGACGCTCGCCGTCCTCGGGATGGAAGTCTTCGACAAGCTCTGAGCAGACGATCGGGTAGGCGTCGAGTGAACGACCCGAAGCCCGAGGGACGAGAGCGACGCGGTTCCCGTTGGCGAGAGTGCGGATCGTGCCGCCCGCCTGAGTGAAGAGGTACTCGTGCTCCGAGAGGAGCCCCGAGAGCATGGAACCGAGGACGCCGTAGTAACCGATGAAGTCTGAGAGGGACCGGGTCTGAGTGGAAGTCGTCATGAGAAGAGTAAAGCATCTCCTCGTGAGCCCGTCAAGTACCCTACTGAAGAGGCACCCTGACCAGGTACTTTACCTCGCTCGACTGGACCTCGAAGCCCTCGTTCGTGAGTGCCGAGTGATGGACGAGGACCCGATCCTTCAGGAAGCTCAGACAGTCGAGGCAGTCGACATCGGGAACCCAGACCGAGAGCGAGAAGAGCGGGACGTCCTTCTCTGGGATCTCGATCCCGCATCGAGTGATCGTGCGCGCCTTCGTCTTCTTCTTCTTGTCTGCCGAGCAGACCTCTCGGATCCGATGGGTCGTCATCATGAGCCCCAGATCGGGACCGCGTCACACCGACAGCCCGAGTGATCCCCGACGAAGAAAAAGTCCCCGATCCACTCCGCTCCCGTTCCCGCCGTCGAGAGAATCGGATCGTCGTCCGCCGAGTATTGAACGCCGCCGCCGTCAGGACCCGACGAGCCGAGCACGAGATGAGGATCGAAGGTCTTCTGACCCTCGTCGTTATAGATCCACTCGAAGCCCGACCACGGCTGACCCTCTGCGCCCCACAGAGCCGCGACGTCGTCACCGGTCGAGAAGCCTCCAGCGTATCCGTCCGTCGAGCCGTCACGGACTCCGCCGCTCGCCGTCTTCACCGGACTGTTACCGCCCGCGACAGAGAGAGCGAAGCGGATCGTTCCCGCGGGGACGAGCGTCGAGTCGACCTCGCCTAGCTCAGCGGTAGGAGTCGGATCGAAGACCGTCCGTCGAGCGAGAGTGAGCAGAGCACCCGAGAGGAAGAGCCAGCCCGCCTTCGAGCGCTCATCTGCCTTCATCCGGTAGCGAGAGATCGCCTCGCCGTCAGGGTCGACACCGAGCGAACGTGACGCGGTCGCGACGACGTCGTCTTGTGCTCCCGCGAGCCAGTCATCCCAGCGATCTTCGAGGTCGTCGAAGTCCGTAGAGAAGAGGTCGTCGGGCTCGACGCCGAGAGCGATGATCCGCTCGCGTCCTACCGTCGACAGGAGACGTCGGTTCGAGACCGAGACCATCTCGTGACGAAGCTCGGAACGCATCGAGCCAGCCCGACCCGCGCTCATCGAGGAGCGGAGCTTCGCGCCAGCACGCTCGACGGTACGAGAGACGGTCGAGTCCGCCGCGACGAGAAGCCGCTCGCGAAGCCGACGATCGATCGTCATGAGCCGAAGCTGAGCCTTCCGCCTTTGCGACGAGGTCGCCGCCGCCGTGACCGGTACGTCTCCGTTCGTCGTCGGGACATCTCCTGAGCCCGAGCCCTCCGAGCCCGCCTCCCCGGCCGGTAGCTCGTTCCCGCCAGGAGGAGCGGGAGTCCCGCCGTCCGACGTCGTCTCGATCGCCGGAGTGAGGAAGTCGGTCCCGAAGATCTGATTCAGGAGCGGGACGACCGCGTCAGGGAGAACGGTCTGACGTGAGATGACTCGGAGGAAGATCTCCTCGGGAGTCGGAGCGTCATCGTCACCGAAGCCGAGCGCCGAGCGGAACGCCTCGTTCGAGATCGCGAGCCCGGTATGACCCGCGACCGCGTTGTCGACTCGGTTCGGTCGAGTCGTGAGGTCCTTCGGATCGCCGTAGAGGACGAAGCGCTTCGCCGCCTCGACGTCGACACCGGAAGCGACGAGCCGCTTGCGGAGGTAACGGATCGTGAGCCCGTCGAAGAGAGGCTGAAGAGTCGGAGCGACATAGAGCCGATAGCGCTCCTCGTCGATGAGCCAGCCCGTCCAGTGATTCGCTTCGGCTCCCGTACCGAGAGCGTCCGAGGACGGAAGCTCTAGCGTTGCGCCGATCCGACCTCGGAGGTACTGACACCGGTTGACGACCTCGGGGTCGAGTGCTCGCTGAGTCTCGATCATGAAGGCGAGATCCCGAGCGGACGTCCCCGCATCGGTGCGCGACGGAAGCCGCATGAGGAACGGGACCGCCGCCGAAGCTGAGCCCGGATCCTGAATCGGGATCGACATATGCTTCACGATCTCGACGAGGAGCGGATCCTGAGCGGGATTCTCCGTATCGTCGTCCTCGTCCGGTTCGAGCGCGACTGGCTTCGGCTCGATGTCCTCGGAGATCGCGAGGATCCCCGCAGGGATGCGCGAGAGAGCCGTCGCCTTGATCGACGCGTCGAGGACCCGAAGCTCTTCGCACTCGGTCAGGCATCCGTGAAGGTTCGAGTCGCTGAGGTCCCCGAAGCGCCCATGACGTCGCCAGATCCGCAGGAGGACCGCGTCGTCGGGAAGCCGAACGTCAGTCAGCCCCGGAGCATCCGTCGTCCCCGAAGACGTGAGAGCCGTCCCTGATCGCCGTATGAGGACCTTCGGAGCCGAGCCCCGAGCACTCTCGTCCTTCACGACTTCCTCGGAGGAGAGGCAGAGCCAGACCTCTTCGAGCGTCTCTGGGTCGACGTAGCCGACGATGTACGCCTCACCGACGACGAAGCTCTTCAGAGCCCAGGACCCGAGAAGCGCGCCTTCACCCTCCTGCCCCTGAGTGATCCCCTCGACGAGCATCTCAGCGATGGCAACGTCCGCGATCGTGACGACCGCGTCCTCCTGGGCGCTCTCTAGCTCGGGACTGTTCGGAGCGCCCGAGATGAGCCCTCGCTCTGCCGCCTCGTGAAGCGGGACCGGATCCTCACCGAGACCGGGGATGATGCCGAGCGACATAATCACTCGGGACGCCGCGGACTCCATGAAGCGTCCGCCGCCCTTGACCTCCCCGACCTCGTCGAAGGCGCGCCAGGCGACGGGGAACCATCCCTGCCGGGTCTGCTCGATCGTCGCTGGAGTGTTGAGGGACCCGACTTCGAGCGTCATCGCGGACGCTTGCATCACGCGAGCCCGAACGCGGGGACGAGGAGGAGTCGGAGCGGGGAGGACTACGTCCTCGGACCTACGGCGCGCCATGCGCCGATCCTATGTCGGAGATCCGTCTCCCCCGCGGAACGTGCGACCGCGGGAGAGACCGGACCCGTAACCCCTCAGAGGACGGTACTCCTCGGGAACGGATGACACCGAGCATGAGCGATCCGCCCGGTTCGGTTCCCATCGGGATCGAGGTCGAGGATGACGACGACCGGGACTCCCGTCCGAGCGACTCGTTTCGGACAGTCGACCTCGGTCTCCGGGAAGCCCCCGCCGATCTTCACTATCCCAGCGTCATAGACCCAGCACGAGCAGTCGACCTCGGTCTCCCCAATGAAGTCGCCCTGAGACGGAGCTTCCGTCCGCATCTCCCATCGCCGCTGACTCGACTCTCCGAGTAGCTCGACCTCGACGAACTTCGCTCGCCGCTCGGACTTCCGGTACTTCTTCAGGAGAGCCTCCGTCGTGAAGTAGGTCCCGACCTTCAGGGGAACGCTCGCCCACCAGGACACCGCGCCATTGAGGTCGAAGCCTGACGCGTCCGTGATGAAGAAGCCCATTATCTCGACTAGCTCGTCGACCGTCTCGGGAGCGCCCGTCTCAGAGTCCATCGATCACCTTTCGACGTAGGTCGACGCGAGTCCCGCGATCTCCGAAGCCGCGAGCATCCGAGCGAGATACTTCCATCCGGGGAGTCGGCGCACGAGGAGCACGAAGAGAGCGACCCAGATCGACGCGCACCAGGGACAAGAGAGAAGCTCGACGACGTAGGGCTCCTCCTCCCTCTGAGCGTTGTTCGGGTAGTTCCGCCACGCCGTTTCCCTCATCGCGTCACGGAGCTTCCCGAAGGGGACTCGGTCCTCGATCACCAGTCGAGTGATTCGAGCGACCGCCAGCGCGTCGACGACGTCGTCGATCACGAGAAGAGACGCTCTGGGAAGCCGTACTTCTCGCTCGTCCGGTTGAACTTCGAGGAGATCGCGGCGTCGAGATTGATCCCGTAGTGAAGCGCCAGGAGGTCGAGATAGATCGCCGTATCCGCTAGCTCGTCAGCGAGAGCCGCGAGGAGCATCGGGACCTCGGGGTCGTCGTCATTCCGTGCGCCAGTGTCGGCGCGCCTGAGCTTCTTGACGATGTTCGCCGCCTCGCCCATCTCGCCCGCGGTCGCCGTCATCCAGTCTGCTCCCGTCCAGGGGACTGAGCCCTCGGGATGCCATCTCTGAACGCGGGTCGCGTTCTTCTCTCGAAGATCCTCGAACGAAAGCGGGAGGATGAGGTTCCCCTCGTCGTCACGCTTCCACTCCGATAGCTCGGTCCCCTCAGGGTCCGTGATCGTGACCTTGACTGTCATGCCTTCTCGCCTTCCAGTAGGGGACGAAGAGTCCCGACGATCGCCTTCCCGTTCTCATCGAATCCGATCTGCTCGATGAGGTCGAGGTCGAGTGCCTTTCGTATCGCATGGAACGCCGTCGAGGACGAAGCCCATCCGCACGCTTCCGCGACCTCTCGCACCGTTCGAGCGCCCCGCATGACCGCGACAGTCGCCGCCGCCGCTGAGCCGTCGACCTGATCCGCGAGCCTCTGTCGCCGCTTCATTGAACCTTCTCGAAGTGAGAGTCGAGCCAGCCGCCCGTCATGATCGAGTAGCTCTCGCCCTGCCGAGCTACCGCGTCTCCCGGTTGAAAGTCGCCAGCCCCGATCCGAAGCCCGAGGTCGATCCCGGACCATTCCTCGATCTCGCGACGTGACTCGGTCGTCCCGTCGAAGACGATCGCCTCGACCTCGACGGGACGGATCCGATACTTCTCGATCACGCCTTACGACGGAGCGAGGGAACGAGAGCGCCAGCACCGAGCGCCAGCGCGCCGAGCCCAGCGAGGACGAGCGGGAGCGTCATCGAGCCAGTGTGCGGAAGCTCCTGAGCGATGGTCGTCGTCGGAGCCTCGGGGACGGTCTGGTCGACCGCTGAGGTCTCGGGCGGAGACGTTGTCGGAGCGACGGTCGTCGCGACAGTCGTCACGATGGGAACGGTCGTCGCCGGGACGGTCGTCGTCGTCTCGGAAATGTTGAGGCAGACCTTGTTCGGAAACGCCGGGTCAGGCGTACAGAAGCCGCGGTTCGCGGTCGTCGTCGTCGCGATGGTCGTCGCCGTAGTGGTCGTCTCCTGGGCCTTCGTCGTCGTCGTCGCGAGGGTCGTCGAGGGAGCCGTCGTCGTGACGTAGGTCGCCTTCGTCGTCGTCGTCGCGAGGGTCGTCGTCGGACAAGGTCCGCCGCATCGGACCGCCGCAACCTTCGGAGCCGACACCGCCTCCGCCGTCGCCATTCCCGCACCGCTCAGGATCGCTACGATCCCGAGTCCCGCCAGTAGTCGTCTCATCATTTCTCCGTTCGCTAGGTGTCCCGGTTACTTTACTCTGAGTGGTCGACGCCGTCGAGCAGAGCTTCCGCTAGAGCCTCGGGGTCGACCTCGCCCTCGATCTCGACCTCAGGCTCACCCTTCTTCTTCCTCGTCGCCTTCGGCTTCGGGCTATCCCAGGGTCGCCCGGACTTCACGACTCGGAGAGCGTCGACCGCGAGCCCGCACCTTCCGCAGAAGTCCGCCTCCCCTGGCGCTCTCCTCGTACGAGGAGCGTCGGCCTTGACGTGAACCCAGCCCTCGGGAAGCCCGTAGTCGCCGGTCTCTTCTCGGTTCCCGCATCCGTCGCACTCCCAGACGATCGGTCTCATGGCTTCATCGACGAGACGAGGTACTCCGCCGCAGACTCCGCCGACCTGAACCGGAAGATCGCCCCGTACTTCGACTCGCTGACCGCGGTCCAGTGAAGCCCGGAAGGGGAGCACTCCTCGTGATCGCATGGATCCCCTCGGACGTGACCGAGGAGGACGCCTTCGTCGTCTCGGACCTGGAAGAGATTCTCCGCCTTCGGAACCTCGACGAGCCTCACGAGCCCTCGGGATCGGACGCGTCCTCGATCGTGCGGAGAGTGTCGATCAGGTCGAGGGTCGGTTCGAGAGCCTTCGCCGTCGCCGCGCCAGAGACGATCGCACGAGCGACCGCTTCGAGGAGGAGCAGAGCACGAGACTCCTTCGCGCTGAGCGGAAGAGCACGAGCCGCGACCGAAGCCTTCGGAGCGGGAGGATCGTTCCATCGGACGACGACGTCAGCGAAGCCAGGGAACGGGATCACTGTTCCGAAGTGCTCGACGTGCTCCTCGTCGGGATCCTTACAAGCGATCGTGACGGGAGTCGAGGTCGACGCGAACGCCTTCCCGATGACCGGGTCGAGAAGGCTCGCCGGATTCGAGACGACGTGAGTCGAGGGACACTTAGTCATTGCTCACCCCTTGCTAGTAGTGGACCTTTAAAGGTAGGACCTCGATCTTCGACTCGTCGATCCGTAGCTCTTCGTTGTACCGAGCCCGCCAGGATCCCGACGTCGTCACGAAGAGCAGACTCTCGAAGAGGAAGAAGCCGACGACGATGAGCGACTCCCCGCGTCCGACGACGACCCCGAGCATGAAGACCGCCAGGACGGAACCGCCACGGAAGAGCTTCGCGTAGAGGAGTGATCGCCTCATCGGAGGTCGACCTTCGTCATCACGCTCACGTAGACCGAGCCCTCGGTCGAAGCCCTCACGATCCCCTCTCTGAGATCTCGCCCGTTCAGCTTCACGAGGAACACCGTCCGAGGCTCATCGTCGATCATGACTTCGAGGAGGACGTTCCCTTGACTCGTCACGCCTCTCTCGACTCCCTCGATGAAGTCGACGCCGTCAGCCGTGAGAATCCTCACCGGAGCTTCCTCCGATCCCGTAGCTCGACAAGCTCTCGAAGGTTCGAGCGGACGAAGCCCTCACCAGTGTCGGAGAGCCGCCATACGATCATCGGCTTCCCGAAGCGGGACGTACCGCGAGCGCCAGTGTCCTCGATGAGCCCAGCCGCCTGAAGCTCGCCGCGTCTCTTCCTCGGGCTCGACTCCGGACCGCCCAGCGCGTCCGAGATCTCCTCGTCGGTTCGCCGCCCTTGCCAATAGAGGAACAGGAGAACCGCCGCATGGAGCGGACCGTTCTTCCTCGGGGTCTGATCCGCCGCCGCCTCGTGACTCGTATCAGGGTCGGAGCGTCGGACGTTCCCGCCGTCGAGGACGAGATCCTCGATCGGGACAAAGGGAGGGAACGCGAGCCCGAGCCTCTGAACGATCCAGGCTGGCCAGACGTCGCCGGGATAGACCCCGGAGAGGGGCTCGCACGTCATGACGCGGAAGCATCCGTTTACGTCGGGACGATCGTCGCATGAGTGATGGCACTTCCCGCCATCGGGACAGACGCGCTCGCTCATGCCTCCTGCCTTCGACTGAGATGAAGGATCGCCGTAGCGAGGACCTGATAGGCGACATCGAGATCGAGCGGACCGAGAGTCGAGCAATCGAACGAGACCGAGTGTCGCTGACGGTTCAGACCGGGAGGGAAGATGACCTCCGAAGAGATGACCAGGTTCGTCACCGAGACGACCCGCTCGGGCTCTCCGATCGGTTCGAGGTACTGAACCCAGAGAGGATCGACGCTCACACTTCCTCCTGAAGGAACCGAGCGAGACCGATCGCCCAGAGCCCAGCGAAGCCCCATCGGAGGATCTCGGTCGCATTGTCCTCGACCATCACGAGCACGAAGGAGACGAGCCCACAGATCACGAGGAGGCAGAGGACGCCTTCCATCGGAGTGAGCTTCACGGCTTCATCTCGACGATCACTTCGGAGTCGAGAACCTCGTACGTCATGACGACCTCGAAGTCCTCGGGATCGGCTCCGACCTCGACGTGATGGCGACAGACCGCCATCCCTTCAGGATGAGGGAACGCTCGTCCGAGAGCTAGCGCGATGTCGAGCTTATGGAAGCGACGAACGACGAACGCCTTCGATCTCATCCCGGTTACTTTACTCGCTAGGCGGGAGCGTTGTCGAGGTATCGAGCGAGACGTTTCCGGAGACGGTTCCGCTCGGCTTCGAGATCCTTCTTCTTGTCGGCATCGACCGCTTCGAGGATCGGGTCGGGGAGAGCCGACTGTACGCCGAGCCGATCGAGCTTCCTCTCGACCTCAGCGAGACGGTAAGACTCGACGATCGGGCAGGAGGGAAGGTGACTGACGTTCTTCGCCGGTCGCCCCATGAGTGCCGCGTACTCCGTCTCGACGCGCTGACGT